ATAACAGTCCATCGCGTGTCATACCCGAGACTGGAAAGGTCGCCAAGGACTCGTCCGAGTCCTCGATGAATGAGCATTGGGCTGTTTTCCACAAATACGAATCTGGGTCGAACTTCGCTAACCACCCTCGCCATGTGATACCACATTGAGGAACTTTCTCCATCAAGCCCTGCGCCTCGTCCAGCGATGGAAATGTCCGTACAGGGAAAGCCGCCCGAAACAACGTCAACAATTCCTCGCCACGGGATTCCGTCAAAGGTTTGTACATCATCCCAAATCGGGAAAGGCGGGAGAAGGCCGTCATTTTGTCTTGCGCACAATACGCTTGCTGGGTATTGTTCCCATTCAACGGCACAGACTGTTCGCCATCCGAGGAGCTTTCCGGCAAGTATTCCTCCACCAGCGCCTGCGAAAAGAGCCAGCTCATTCAAAATTGCTCCTCATCTGTCCAGTGCTTTGCAACAGATGCTGCAGGACTGGGCAAAGGGTTTTTGTCTTCTTTTGCGTGTTTTGAGCAAAAAGGGCGACTGCCGTCCATTTTCACAGCCCATCGGTAAGAACAACCTTGCACGCTGCACATCAATTCTCGATCATCTTGAACGACAGGCTGGGTCTTAAAGTTAGTTAGTGCCATGATATTTACCCTCCACGATTTTTGCAAAATTGCTTGGCTTTAGAATCCACTCAAGGTCAGCAGTGAATGCCCTGCCGTCTTTGCTGTTGACTTTGCCAGTCAAGAACTTGGACTTTCCAACATGCTGGAAAAATTCACCCCACCAACCAAGAACATTGCTGCTGTCAATCGCTTGTGACTTTGACAGTTCCTCGGCAACTTCCCGCCATCGTTGTCTGAGATAGCCCTGTCTGGCAGCATTCCAGACCTCGACCTTACGCAGTGTTGGCAAGTGCTGGTGGTACAGACTGATGACTTCTGAGTGTTTGCAATCAGGAATTTTGGACTCAGGTTCACCGGCAGGTGGACTAATAATCTCTGTCTCTTTCTTTGTCTCTCTCTCTGTCTCTGTCTCTGGTAGATCATCTTGATATCCGGTTGATATCAGATTGATGTCATCTTGTTCCAGCCAGTGAGACAGCTTGTTTATGCAATCTAAAACCTGCTCTTGCGGCAAGCGTAAACGCCAAGACAAAGTTTTGATGTTGGGCAGCTTGCCCTGTTGTTTGTCATCCTCGCTAGCCAAAAGCCAAAGGGTGACCAATACCTTGCTAGACAGCGGGTCTAGATCGTGCCATTCCATGTCATCAAGCAAATCCCGATAGAGCTTGATCCAAGGTGGCCTTCGATCCTTAAAGTGCTGGAATTTGCTCCAGTTTTTAATTTTCATCTTTTTTCCAAAAAAAAAGACTTAGGCGGAACTCTCAGCTTTTTAGGCTGTTGGCGGACTGGGCAATACCAGCAGAGTTCCATCTAAGTCTTATTGCAATTCCCCGCCAAGGGATGTGAAATCATAAACCAAAAATTAAAGCCTGTCGAACCATTCTGGCCTGATGACCATGAGCTGATAAAGGCGACCCTTTGGTAGTGCCTTCCACTGGAAGACTGCACCCCTGGTCACGCCCAGCAGCCTAGCCAGCTTGGACTGTGAACCAGCCTTAATGATCGCTTCTTCTTTTGTCATCTGTACATTCTACTACACTAAAGACAGGTGTTGTTTATTAGGGAAAACCCCTACGAAAAAGACTTGATGAGTGTGCAGACCTCTATACAATAAAGCCATGCCCCAGCAATTTCGCAAGGGGTCTTTTAGGAGCATCAAGATGAACATTCAACTGAAAAACATTAAGCACAGCGAGTTTGCTAGCCATGAGACAGAGTGCTTCCAAGCCACTATCTACATAGATGGCAAGAAGGTTGGAATAGTAGAGAATGATGGGCAAGGCGGGTGCGACAGTGTTCACCCACATGCAGTTGCTGAACGCATCAATGAGTGGGCAAAGACACTGCCACCTAAGATCTGCAACTTCATCGACCCTGAGACAAACGAGGCTTGTGTGATGCCTCAAGATTGCGAGATCATTTTCAATGACTTGCTGAACCAATACCTGACACAACGCTCACTCAAACGCCAATGTGCCAAGAAGGTTCTTTTCCGCAAGCCAAGTGAGACTTATGGTGAAGGTGAGTACAACACCATAGCGCGTCCTTACAACAAGGAAGTCAAAGAGTACTTGGTTCAAAAGTACGGCTCAGCTGTTGAAATCCTTAACGAGCAAATTGCTTAACAACCCCCGAGGCTTCGGCCTCATCAATCCCGCAAGGGTCTTTTTAGGAGATAGCATGAACATTTATTTTGACGAAATCATTGAAGGCTTCCGCTTCACCGGCAATGCCGAGATCGAACCTGCTGAACCAGCCACAGACATCGACCCAGCTTGGCCAGCCATCGTCACGGTCTACGCACTGCACATTGATGGCTCACAAAAAGACTGCCTTGAGATCATCAACCCTGCGATTGTCCAACGCATCGAGAAAATGATTGCGGAGGATGTATGACAGTGCTTGAAAACTTTGCCCAGCTTGCAGCTTCGCACAGCACCAACTACGCAGACCGCGTTGCCCTGCACATAAAACTGCTTGAGGCGCATATCCAAAGCCAAGATGCACTGCTAGAGACATTCCAGCAAGAACTTGACCAAATTCTCATCGAACTTTCACAGGAGCAATCATGAAACTCAAACTTACAGCCTTTCTGCACTTTAGAAAATACGCATGGCAAAAAGACGGGGAATATCAAATATTCTATGCGCGGCTTCCAGACGATGACACATTGTCTTATGTTTGTGAACAAGAGGTAGAAATCGAAGTGCTAGACGATTACGACCCCCGCGCCCAGCAGATTGACGCGCTAGAAAAGAAAAAGCAAGAAGTCATGGCCCACTACCAAAAGACCGTTGACGAAATCAACGAAAAAATCAGCAAATTACAAGCACTGGAGTACACAGCATGAAAAATATCGCCACCGCCTTAGTCAAGGCTCAAAAAGCCTTTGGCCCTGCCCTCAAGACCAGCACCAACCCGCACTTCCGTTCACGCTACGCAGACCTCTCGGCTTGCGTTGAGGCGGTCATTGAAGGTCTGAACGGGGCTGGCATTGCCCTGATTCAACGCACCAGCGAAGACCTGACTGGGGTCACGGTAGAGACAGTTTTCATCCATGAGTCTGGCGAGATGTTGGAATGCGGCAAGCTGCACGTACCAGCCAGCAAGCAAGACCCGCAGGGGTATGGGTCTGCCCTGACCTACGCTCGGCGCTATAGCCTGATGGCAGCTTGCGGCATCGCACCAGAAGACGATGACGGAAATGCAGCAACCCGCAAGGCAGCGCCAGCAGTGCCAACGCCTGACATCACTGACCACTTGTTAGCGATTGAAGGCAGCGGCAATGCAGATCAACTAAAAGAAGTTTACAAAGACGCTTTCGATGCTTGCGAAGGCAATCAGGTTCTTCAAGCCAAAGTTATTGCAGCAAAAAAGGCACGAATTGAGCGTGCTAAACAGGAGAAAGCAGCATGAGCGAAGAACAAGGAACCGAAAGCTGGTTTGCCGACAGGTTGGGCAAAGTTACCGCCAGCCGTATTGCTGATGTCCTTGCCAAGACCAAGACAGGGTACAGCGCTAGCCGCACCAATTACATGACCCAACTGGTGCTGGAGCGAATCACCCAGACTCGCGCCGAGTCTTACAGCAATGCGGCAATGGCCTGGGGTACTGAGCAAGAACCCTTTGCCAGAGCCTCATACGAAGCGCACACGGGACAGATGGTTGAAGAGGTGGGGTTTATACCTCACCCCGACATTGAAGCCTCTGGAGCCTCGCCTGATGGCTTGGTGGGTGATGATGGAATGGTGGAGATTAAATGCCCATCATCAAGCACTGCTTTGGAATGCTGGCTGTCTTACTCTCAAGGAGCCAACCCTGTTGATGCCAAGTATTACGCTCAGATGCAATGGCAGATGCGTTGCGCTGATCGGTCATGGTGTGATTACGTGGTCTTTGACCCACGGATGCCAGCCAAGGCGCAGTTATTTGTTTACCGAGTTGAGCGCAATGCTGAATGGCTCAAGATCACGGAAGAAGAAGTCCTCAAGTTTTTGGCAGAAGTAGATGCCAAAGTAACCGCCCTTAAATCAATCATTGGAGAGTAAAAATGTCAAAAGTAAGCAAAGAAATTTCATGCATCGTGGGCGAGTACACCAACGGCCAAGGTGAAAAGAAAAAGCGTTATCAGCGAATCGGCTCTGTGATTGAGACCAAGAACGGTCCAATGCTCAAACTTGATGTCATCCCGCTGCGTGAAGGCGGGTGGGATGGCTGGGCATACATGAATGACCCAAAGCCACAGGAGGGGCGAGAACAACCACGCCGTTCTGGGTTTGACGATATGTCGGATGACATGCCCTTTTAAGGAGCCAACATGAAAGCAGCCAGCATTGAACGCAGCAGCCGACTGAATCGTGTGCTTGATTTGCTGTCCAAGGGTGGTGAATTTACTACTCTGGACATCATCAAAAGCGCTAATGTCTGTGCAGTGAATAGCATTATTGCAGAACTTAGGCAGAACGGCTTTGGCATCAATTGTCAGCGAAGAGGCGATGAATGGTTTTACAAATTGGAGACAAAATGAAACACTTTACACAGCAGAATTTAGATCAAGCTCGCAGCTTGCTTATAGCTCTTTGCGGAGCTATCTTTTTAGTCGGCTCAGGGGTGATCTTCCTGTTGGCTACCTTTGATGTCCTGGTGAAATGATGTTCAAGTATATGTGGACTGAGTTTCGGTCAACCCTCAAGATGCTGCCGCCAGCACAAACTGCCGCGCATGAATTGCTTCACGCAGAGCACGATTTGTTAAGGGCAGAGGCTGGGGTGGAATACGCACAAGCAATGGTCACTTGTCAGAAGCAGCGAATTAAGCGCCTGAAGGCGTATCTTGGCAAGACTGAGGAGGTGGCATGAAAACAGTATGCGATACGGGCAGAACGCTCTGCCCTCACAAGCCACAGTGTGACCACCTTTGCCACTTCACGGATGCTA